TTATTATAAAATATGCTTTAAGCGTTGTTCCAATTTTATATTTAAAAAAAGCTTCCACCTACAACTTCATTTGCAGCAACCGGCTCGTAGTCGGGGACCATGCCCGGCGGTATATTACCTGGCGTCATTGACGCCGAGACGAGCGGATTATTTTGTTGCGAGTACATGGCATTAAAATCAGGAGAGCGCTGTGCTGAAAGCTGCGGGGGAGGTGGGGGGCCATTCAACATGAAGTTGTTAGCACCTTGACCTTGTCCCGAAAGTGGCTGGGTAACTCGAACTTGTCCTTGTCCTTGACCTTGCTCTTTTTTATTCTTGTAACCCTCCTTCCCGTCAACCATGTCCTCGGCTCGATCGATGAGAATCAGCGTTTTTGCGCCGAGTTTATGTTTCGACATGGAAATAAAAATAAAGAGGAGGATGAGAATAAGTTGAATAACGCTAAAGTCGCCGTACTTTAAACCGCTATATGTCGGAAAATAGCAAATAATTCGATGAATGAAATAAAAAGAAAAGAGAATGAAAAACAGTTGCCCAAACATTTCTGCTAAAATAATCAGGGATCCTTTTTCTTCATCCACTTCCGGAATATAATAATGATTCACGTATAAAACAATAATTACAGGGATAATGGCCATTGCCGTGTATTGAACAATATTCAAAAGCACCGACTGCTCATAGTCGCCCATCTTGAATACATATTTAAAAAATCCTTCTGTCTTTTTCGTAGAATCGGAAATTGCATCTTCAACATCTTCCATTTTTTATAAAATACTCTATATGTTTTATAAACAGAAATAAAAATAAAATAAAATGATTTAATTCATTTAATAATTGTTTTTTATTAAATTTAATAATTGTTTTTTTATTTAATTTAATAATTAATTATTAAATTATATTATTTATATATATACAAGTAAATGTGTTTTAATTCAACTACATCGCTTGTTGCATTTAGTATTAGTGTGGCGTGTTCTGCATATTTATATTATAATGGAACGGTGCATAATAATAAATCAGATGTGTTTTTTTCAGTTGTTGTCTTCTTAATCGGATCTATGCAACTAGTTGAATATTTTTTATGGGAAAATCAAAAATGTGATAAAACAAATCATATTTTTTCATTATTCATTGTGGTCGTGTTAACATGTCAGACAATTATTTGGTGTTTGGTGTATTATTATTTGTACCCAAAAAATCGATACTTTAATAACACCATTATAATGTCATATATATTCATCTGCGTTTGTTTTTTCGTCTACATGATGTATTATTTGAAAAAATTTAATTTATGTTCTAAGCCATCTGCAACCTCGTGCAGATTAAAATGGGCTCCATACGAACTCATGGCAAGTAATAATGTAATGATGTTTTTTATTCATATTGCGTTATATAGCTCTCTAGGATTAATTATAGGAGTTGAAATAATTCGCAATCATTTAGAAGATGTATTCAAATATAAAATGAGATACTTGTTCATACCGATTGCATTTATATTATCATCATTATATGTTTTGATAAAAGAAATAAATTTATCAGTCAATGTAATAAAAAATCCATATTCTCTCTTATTTCTACCGTATGCTGATGTTTTTGGTTCCGTATTTTGTTTTTCGGCGGTTTTACTTGGAATAATAAGTGTACTACACATATAATTAAAATTTTTACATGTATATAAAAATCAAATTAGATAAAAATCAATATAAAATCAAAAACACCAATTACTATAAAAAATAAAAAACATGTTGCGAAAAGTAATCAAAAAAACTTCATCGTCGGAAAACAATGCAAATAATAATGCCAATGCCAATGCCAATGCAGAAGAACAGCAATATTTGGATCTAATTCGCGATATTTTAGCAGAAGGAACGCTGGAACACGGTAGAAACGGGAATACAAAATGCATTTTCGGCGCGGCGATGCATTTTTCATTGGAAAATTCCGCAATTCCAATCCTTACGACAAAGCGCGTCGCCTGGAAAACGTGCTTAAAAGAGCTGCTGTGGTTTATAAAAGGTGATACTAATAACGAGCATCTTCAAGAACAAAATGTAACAATTTGGAACGACAATGCATCTCGCGAATTTCTGGACAGTAGAGGGTTGACGCAACTGCGCGAAAATGATTTAGGTCCAGTGTACGGTCATCAATGGCGCCATTTCAATGCAAAATACACGAACTGTCACGACAATTACGATGGAAAGGGTATCGACCAGCTGGAATACGTTATAAAATGTTTGAAAGACCCGCAGCAGCGCAGTTCTAGGAGAATGGTCATGTCGGCCTGGAATCCGTGTCAGCTTGACGAAATGGCGCTTCCTCCGTGTCACATTTTAGCGCAGTTTAATGTGACTTCAGGAAACAAGCTGTCATGCTGCATGTTTCAGCGCAGCGGAGATGTGGGATTGGGTATTCCGTTTAATATTGCATCCTACAGTTTTTTGACGCACCTTTTAGCAAAACATTGTGATTTAGAAGCGCACGAATTCATATACTATTTAGGCAATGCGCACATATACGAACAACACATTGACGGGGCAACCTTACAAACAACGCGAGTTCCGCATGGGTTTCCAACTATAAATATTAGAGAGAAGAGAGAAAACATCAATGACTACGTATTAGATGATTTTGAGATACATGACTATAAATATCATGAAGTGATTAAAATGAAAATGGTGGCATGAAAAAATATTTAGAAAAAAAGAATTAGATAAATAAATGATGTAATTAATCGTTTACTGCGGAAACAATATAAAAATAAACTATTATTAGAATTATATTATAAAATTTTATAAAAAACAAATGAGTAGTAATGCAGCTTTATCAGCGGCAAGGCGCCGCAGGTCGAATCCAGTCAATGCTCCCATCAGTGCACCAAGTATGCAAACACATAATCCGCCAGCGAATCGTATTCTTCAGAGAACAGGTCCCGTTCCCGCACCTCAGCAGCGTCCATCACTAAATCAACGCATGCCACCCCATCTTGCTGTACAGCAACAACAGCAACAACAGCAACAACAGCAACAACAGCAAATGCGACAACCGCCACTGCAATCACAAGGACGTGGACAGCAACCGATAATGGGTCGACCACAATCTCCGCTTCCACCTCTTCCGCCCCCCGTAAAAGGTGCTGGTCCACTGTACGGAATTCCGCTTCATCCGCTGCTCATGTTTAAAACACACGACAATAAATTGAACGAACACGATCTCAGCATTGGCGACTGTTTTGAACATCTGAAAGAAATTGAGGATCGATTGACATCAGTAGAAACTGCAAAAGGCGATGAAGGATCATTAACAGATGCATCGGGGGTTGGAGCAGGCGATCTGAATGAGCTAATGAATGACGGCGTCTTTATCAACGGCGTGGTAGATAACATAATGAACACGACAAATTTTGCATCAATTGTTGATAATATTATACCGCTTAAAGAAGAAAATGAATTACTTAAACAGCAAATGAATGACTTGTTTGCGAAAATGCAACAACTTGAGGATCGTTTAGATTTGGTGTGTGTTTCTTCTACCGATGATGGCCCGGATGCTGTTGTTGCTGATTTGAATGCTGTTGTTGCCGATTCGAATGCCGATAATTCTCATGCTACTAAAGAAGCAGATCAAGAAGCAGATCAAGAAGTAGATCAAGAAGCAGAAACGAATGAAGAATAAAATACCAAATAATAACCCAATTTATTGAAATAATGTAAATATTAATTTCAATAAATATTTTATAAATATTTATAAAATAATAATAAAGATAGAGTGTAACGTATACGCAGGGGAAATAAACCAAACTATAAATATAAACATTATAAAATGAGCATTGATTTCGATAAAGTAAATGTTGATGAATTGTTACAGAGTATTGAAAGCGACAAGCTGTTATCCATGTCGAAATTGTCGTATGATAAAATAAATACCATCAAGTATAACGTGTTGACGCGCATTGGATTAGAAGATGACGAATTGGAATCCACGTTATTAAAGTTGTCGGATTATCGATATGTGGAAGAACTTCAAGACATTCATCATGGCGCATTTATAAGATATATTCCTTTAATTGTCAAGAAGGGAGGCAACATGGGTAATAATAATAATAATAATAATGGCGACGAATCCAATGAAATCCAAATAAAACCAGGCGGATTCATTTGTGACATCAAAATTCTTGGATCTGGTGTTCAACTTCTTTGCAGAAATCATTTTCGAAGAATGTTTCAACTCAAGCTGGATGAAGTGCTCCTGTTTCAAAAACTCACAAAGGAGGAGGAAATTATATTATCTGTATTCGATTACTTGAATAAAAAATAGAATATAAAAAAATTGATTTTTTATATTTTTATTTCATAAATATATAAAAAATCAACACACACGCCTATTACACTAACGTTGATACGATACAATGGTTTGGAGTTTATGGGACGATTGGAATGAAGAATATATATGGGATGATTGGAATGAAGAATATCAAAAAAGATTCTCTTTAGAAAGAGAATTAAAAACAAGCAGAATAGAAATAAAACGTCTAGCTCAGTCATTGGCAGAAACTTTGCAAGAAAATAACGATCTCGCAAAAGAAAATAAACGATTGAATAATGAAATGCAAGAACTCATTAAACATCGTGAATAAGATAAAATAAGAAAAATTTGGAATGGATAATATTAAATATAATTAAATTACAATTCTATTTGGAGTTTTTTTTAAATGCACTTTTCCGGGAGTGTCTGTGGTCTCAACAAATTTGATTGGAATGTATTCTATGGTAACAGCGTGTAACATTTTTATAGATTCTCTTGCAAATTGTTTAACAAGCACGGCGGTCCTGATAATTGCATCCTTGTCGTATTTTGTCGCGGTATTCTTTGATTTCTCAAACAAAACGCCGTGTGGACTTGAAAATCCATTGCCGACATGAAACCATAATGCATTTTGATTCATTCTTTTGGTTTTATAAACAAGCGCTTCGTTTTGATCCTGTGTATTACCGATGCATATGGTGTATTTGTCATTGTATGTTTCAGTGTACATTGTTTATAATGTTATATATATGATTATATTTATTTATTTTTATTTCAATTTTTTATTATTATATTATTTTTATTATATAAAATAATTTATAAAATATGTTTCCTTATTGTTTTATGCAATGCATTCAATCTCCGTGATTTTGGAATAAAGTGTGCGGGTTTTCTGCACGTAAATCGGTGATACATCAATTTCTTTTTTCTTAAAACACTGTTTGCGCAAACTCCATTTGCCTTTGTTTCCCTAAATATGCTTTTTAATTTTTTAGTGCAATTACATATTTTTTTAATGAGTGCATCTTCTGCTTTTTTTTTCAATGCCAGTATTGAAATATTGGGTGGAATATTAATTTTATAATATTCTAGAATTTTTTTATAATCGGAATGTGTAAGACGTATTTTTTTTTTCATTATTATTATAATTATATACCGTGTTTTATATTTTGTATTTAATTTAATTCGTAATTATTTATTTACCATATAATATTTACTATATAATATTTACTATAAAATAATATAATAACATACCAAAAATAAAATATTGATATAATATATGCAAATAAATTATAGATTAAAATAAAAAAACGTTATAAATAAAATAAAATGATAAACCAAAAAATAGGAAAATATATGGTATTTGATGTAGATGAGACGCTGGGATATTTCTCGCAGCTCGGCGCATTTATGGATGCGCTTTCCTTCTATTACAAGGACTTTTCTCGATCACACCTAGAGAGATTTAACGAAATTCTAGATTTATATCCCGAATTTATTAGAACAAACATGATTGATATTTTAAAATATATTAGCAATAAAAAGAGACAAGGGGCGTGCAGCGGCATATTTATTTATACAAATAATCAGGGTCCGCGAACGTGGGTGCAGCACATTGCGAAATATTTCGAATACAAGGTCGGCGGCGATCAGCTATTCGATAAAATAATTGCAGCATATAAAGTGAACGGAAAGATTGTTGAACAAGGGCGCACAACTCAAAATAAAACGTATGCCGATTTATTGCGAATTACGGGAATCTCTCCACAAGCGGAAATTTGTTTTGCGGACGACCTGAACCATCCCGGTATGCGTCACTCCAATGTTTTATACTTGAATGTGAAACCGTATGTGAAAACGCTGTCCGTTAACGAAATGATTCGGCGTTATTTGGACAGCGGCGTTATCCCCTTGCATAACATAAAACGATTTACGGATACCATGAACGAGAGATTGGGCAACATTGATGCATTACATAAAAATAATAATCCCATTGAAAACATGAAAATAAATCTACACGATTCCAACTACATTTCATTGAACACGCCATCGCCATCGCCATCGTCAGACAATATTTCAAAGGAAAATAAAGATACGGGCGATAAACTTTTCAATTACATTAAATTATTTTTGAGAAATAAACAGTACAGTAAAAATAAAAAGGGTGCTAAAACCAATAATAGTCGCACTCGTCGTCACCGCCGTCTTTTAAATGTAGGTATAAAAACAAGAAAACATAAATTAAGTAATCAAAATTCGAACTTGAATCATCATTATAAGAAAAAAACAAGAAGAGTTGGGAAATTCATGCGTATATAATTTTTTACAATTATTAAATGTTAGACCTGTGAGAGTATTCTAGGCACGTATATATACAGCGTTTCGATGGATGAAAACGGGATGGGTTGTGGTATATATGTTAATGTGAGATCACGGTTCATCTTGCGAAAACCATAATAATATACTGTACGGTTCGTTTCGTCACGGTTGTAGCTCATACTTACAATTTTGCCAATGTGGTATTCTTGAGTCGTTGTTTTAATTACACAGTAACTTTTACACTGATGGCCAACTGGAATTCCATTGAGCGTATCAATTTGATTTGGATCTTGAATTATATTCGCATTGTTATACATCCGTATCAACATAACATGCCCCCCAAATGCATATGACTCGGGATCATATTGACAATATTGAATTGCGCGTTGAGCGACTAGGTGCAGCATATTTTGATGTAATTCTCGATCTGCATCAGATATAAATGTGGGCTGTCTTCTTGTTGCTTCGTCTTCGTCTTCCGCTTCGTCTTCGTCTTCCATTTCGTATTCCGCTTCCACTTCCACTTCCGCTTCGTGTTCCACTTCCACTTCGCCTTCGTTATTATTATACAATGGGTCACGACAAAGCGGGCATGTGGGTACATCGTGATCCTGTTCATTACACTGTTTGCACCATTTGAGCAAACACGATACACAAAACAGATGTTCGCACATTGTATACACTTGATTTCGTCCCGATACCAATCCATCTCCGCATATACCACATTCGCCAATAATCTTGGCACTTTTCACTCCGTAAAAACTGTGCGCGTTCAAAAACTTTGATGAGATAGAACCCATTTAAGACAATATAATATATTATATTCTATTAAAAAAGTATTTATATAAAAAGTATTCAATTTGTTTTTATATAAAAAAAATATTTTTTATTTCTTTTTGCATTTTTTATTTCTATTTTATATTTGTTTGTTCAAGCAATTTTTTGGATTAAATTAGTTGAACATTTTGGTCACGCCGTCGGTCACTTTTCCAACAAGGTTGCCACCCTGAGAGTAAATGTCTCCATTTGGTGCAAGACCGTATGTTTCTCCTTCGTATTCGTACTCCTCGCACTCTAATTCCTCTTCCTCTTCGTCAACAACCACTTCTTCTTTCTTCTTCTCAGGTTCGGATTCCTTCTTTTTCTCTGATTCCTTCTTCTCTTTCTTCTCTGATTTGTCCTTCTTCTTGGATTCCTTCTCTTTCTTCTCTTTCTTCTCTGAATCCTTCTTCTCTTTCTTCTCTGACTTGTCCTTCTTCTTGTCTTTCTTCTCAACGGCAACATCAAGAGCTGACGCAGCACAATCGGGGTGACTGGGATGGTTGCCGCCACCCACCTTACCCGCTAACGATGGCAATGCATCAACTGCAGCAACAGCGACGACAGTGGCAACATCGACTTGTTCTTGATCCTCTTTTTGGTCTTGGTTGTTATCGTTGTTGTCCTCTTGATCGCCAAAGTTGTCAAAGTTGATGAAACCGTCTTCATCTGCAATTTCGTCAAATTTGATGTTTACTGCAATCCTGGTCTGTTCACTTGCACTATCACCGTTAAAAGCAGGTTCGACAACAGTAGTAGTAGTAGCCAGTGGCGTGTAAATGTCAGGACCAAACGACAACCGCTTCTTCTTTTCAGCCGTTGCTTGCACAATCAATTGCTGCATTTCAGATTCAGCCACATTCTTTTTCGTTATTGTCTTTGAAGGACGTCCGCGCTTCTTCTTTTCATGAGCATCGGCATCGGCGGCATCGACAAGAGAAGCGGATTCGGCGGAATCAGGAATCATTTTTTGAGGAGTGTCAGTTGTGATAGCACTTGCAGTTTTCTTCACCTTTTTGATCTGTTGTTTGGGTTTCTTTTCGGCGTCTGAACCATTTTCAGAAGAAGCAGATCCGTCCCCTCCACCGACGTTCTTTGATGAAGGGCGTCCGCGCTTCTTTTCAGCTTTTTCGAACATCCAGTCGGGAATTTGAAATCCGCGCTTTTCTGCAGCTGCAAGTGCTTCTTCTTTGGTGATGCCCATTTTTTCAAGTGCGTCAATGTAGAGCGTTTCCTTCTTACCCGTCTTTGCATTCACATACTTACCAACTCCGGCTTCGATGCGCTGTTCCATTGTTCCAACGGGATGATTGCCTTGTTCGTCGCATTTCTTCACACAGTCGCCGCAAAACCTGCAATCATGGTTGTCAATTGTAAACACGCGGGATTTAGGATCGCATGTCTTTCCACACTGAAGGAAGAGCCCGTAC